CATCAATCTTGATTGGGTCGAACCGTTCAATGGTATATGCACCTGTCAGGGTATAGCGTTTCAGGAAGTAGACCGAATTATTTGCTGTCGCAATGTCTATGACTTCCACAGGGTTAGTTGAATTTGTAAAAGTAATAGGTGATAACGCTGCAAGTTTATATTCTGCCGCAAACTGAAAGCTGGTCACGGAACTGTCAGGGTTCAAGAAGTAGATGAAGTTATCCTGTGAAACATCGGTTCCACGCTGTAAAGCTCTGTTGTACGGGTTCTTTACCAAGTGCGAGGATGGCACAGAAATGTTTGTTGAAGTATAGGTCTGCCCGATTCCGTTAAAGTGAAAGTTAATCATGGCTTGACCAGTCTTGGTGATGTAGTAGCTATCATTCAAGTAGGTCACGGGCTTCAAATTAAAGGAAGCACCATAAGCCGATTGCTGTCTAATACTAAACGTGCCAGGGGTTAACCCTAAGTTTTGTTCTTGTGGGGCTGCGAACTCAAAGTTCTGACAATAAATTTCAAGCTGTTTGCCGCCATTCAACCAGAATATGCCGCCCGATTGCGTCTGCCCAATCGTGTATATAATCGCATCAGTATCGCGCCCCGTACCCACGTCAAAATTAAGTGGCGCATTGATACGGGAACCGAAAACGGTGTTATTCAGCAACTTAGTGTTTGCAAACCAAAGTCTGTTCTGGTAAAAAAGCACCGCCAATGGATAGCCTTCATTTACCCCGAAGGCTGGCTGTCTCACAGAGTATTGAGCGCCGGAGGTTGAACCTGGTGATTGAAAGTCAACTTGCACTGCACCCGTAAAGGTTACTGTGCCGCCACCGCCTCCGCTGTACGAAACCGCTGTAATGATTGCATACCCCACAGGGTCGTTTACTGTAGCGCCGCCACCAATGATTTGACCTCCAATCCAATCGGAGTTAAATCCTGGGTCGGCGCCTACCCCTGTGAATTGGAAGGTTAAAACGCTACCCGTTTGAGTAGCATTAACGGTGAACCCAGAATAATCAATCGTACCAAAGTCGAAAGCGGGCAAAGGATAGATAGGCAACTGTTGATAGGAGAAGACCACGCTTGGAGAATAAGAGCTAACATACACGCGTGCTGGTGGGTAATTAGGGTGCGTGAAGATGATAACGTCATTATCATTCGCATAGTCAAGCTGGGGTAATACCGAACCCGAATAGGGTGAACCCGTAATCGTTTGATACCATGTGACCGCACCCGTTACTGAATCAATTTTAAAAACATTAAATGCAGAATCAGTGGAAACCAATAAATAATATTGACCTGTTTTATCTTGAAACTCGTACATTTGACTATTGCTGGTTACATAGTCCGAGGCATCAATCAGAAACTTAGTGCCTCGTCTTTTTTTGGCAAGACCCGTTGTACCCACTTCGCAGTTCGTGAGAGCTTGCGCGGCAGTTAGGTAGTCTGGGAAGTCCGTTCTTTTCCAGTTAATGACATCCACTTCCCCTGTAGTGAACATCGACTGGCGTATAATCTCAGTCGCCATGTATATCCATCCTTAGATATAAGTTTGACGGTCAAAGTCGTTATACGGTGTGGACTGTATATAACGCTCGACATCGTTTAATAATATAGCATTGGCAACATCTTCTTTGTACTTATCCATAATGTATTTAGCCAGTGCCGCATTTTGCGTCAAGGCAACACAAGTATCGGCTGCGGCATACAAAGCTAAGGCTCGATAGAACATCGTTGTAATAGCCGCGTAATCCACATCATTGATGACATAGTAATACTGTACGGGGAACGTATTACAGAGAAGCAGGTTGCCGACAAATTCATAGTAAAGCGGAAATGTTGAGGTCGAAAACTTAAAGAACCGTCCAAAATCTGCGGGCAATTGATAAGTGTAAACAAAATCTGTGCTGAAATTCTGAGTCATCGGCGTGCTGTCGATGCGGAACTTAATTGCAAAATTCCATTCAGACTTCAATAAAAGTAGAGGCAAGAGAATGTCGAGCTTTGCAGAAATTAACTGAGCGTCAGGGCTATCGGTAATTTGAACAACGGGAAGTCGTCCTAACTCTAGCAATGCCTGATTTACAACGTCTAACTTCGCAACTGGTAGCATTCTCTTTCTCCTAAATTAAAGGGGGCGAGTTGCCCCCTTCGTAGGGAAAGGGGCGTGGAACAATCATCCGAGATGTTCCACGCTTTATAACTACACCTCCCAACTGACATCCATGCCAAGGGTCGCGTGTTCTTAGACGGTTGCAACGGTGCGGTAGTACACGTCAACAATCCAAGTGCCATCACCTGTGGTGAATGCGCCTGTTAAGTTGCTTAAGTAGATACCTGCGTTTACTCCGTTTGTGAAAGCTGCGCCTGTTCCCAGACCGCTACCCAAACGAAATACCGTACTAGCAGCGGCAAAGAAGTCGGCAGCAGCTTCCGTGGAGCTAGCGGGTGAGCCAGCACCATGAACCGTGTTACCGTACTGTGCGCCAACCACACCACCGGCAGCATATGCAGCGGAAACAAACGTCATACCGAGAACGATTTGTTCTACGATATTAATTTTGTTAGCGCCTGGAGCTGCGACTAATAGGAAGGGCGCAGCGTACATGCCATTCCATTGTGCGGCTGTCATTGCTACGCGAGCATGAGAAAGTACGTTGCTTGCACCGAAACCAGAATCTTGAATCGTACCAGCAGCGTCAGCAGCCGAAACGAAGTTTCCGATTGTGAAGCCTGAACCCGCTGTGGATGCAACATCAGGCAATGCAGCGTTTGTCGCTGCTTTCGCTGCCGCTGTGCCCAAGCCAGTCAATGCGTTAACCAAGTTCATGTTTGAACCTGAACGGTTAACATAGAACTCGCCTAGCGTTCCTGCTTCACCACCTGTACCACCGCCCAAAGGCTGTGTTGAGGTGTCAGAATAGTTAATATAAAACACGTCATTCTGTTTAACCTTGTCACCAAGGTCATTCAGATAACCAGACGCGGTAATCGTGCCCAAATTGTCAGGCGTAGACGCCGACCAAATCTGGGGTGCTGTGCCTGGGTATCCACCAGACACTTGGCTTAAAGTTCCGAAATTAGACATTGCTCAATCCTCCGTGATTAGTTAGCAACAAATGGGTTGTTGGCGGTCATGAACGCAATACCGTTCAACTGGATAACTTCCGCACCAGAGGTGAGGATTGTTAACAGTTCCCATCTATCTTGGTTCTGCAACCAGGTGATCGAAGTTGTAATATCACGGTTGTAGCTTTGAACGATGGCGTCTTTGTGAACCATAGGCACGAGGTATTGATTCACCCCACCACCGATTGCGGTGAATGGAATTTGGTTAATACCGTTAGAACCTAAGAAGCGGCAGTCAACATCCAAATAAGTTTGAATGCGGTTGTCGGTCAAAGGCTTGTGGTCTACGTAGAAGAAGTTAACGATCTTGTCATCGTTGTACATGGACTTCTTCAATAGCGCAGGTGCCCACATAGACACTGAGTAATCCATTACGTCAACACCTTGGCTTTCGAGGTAGGACAGCGCATCAGCCATCTTGCCTTCGTTAATACCCGTGTTCACACCAACAGTCACAGGAACGGTATAAATCGTACCTACGCCAGCGTTGGAGTAAATGGCATTGATCTTGATGTAATCGTCAAGACGTGCGCCAGCTAAAGCGTGAAGCTTCGCATGGTCAACGATCTTGTCGAAGTTGTACAAAGTCTTTTCACCGCCGCCGATCACTGTTTTCAAGTGATAGTCGTTGGTTTGGACTTGAACGTTTGTTTCGTTTACTGGGGTGACTGGGATGTCAGTTGGGGCAAAGTTGCCTTCTGTCATTTCAATCAAGTCAGAAACGGGCACGTTTAAAGTCGTACCAGTCGTACCATGACGTTCGTCAATGGTATCTTCTAGGCGCATATGGTTCTGATACTTGAGGGTTACTTCGGTATCGAACAACTGCATGGCAGTTGCTAAATTAATTTGAGCTGTCATGGGTTCCATCCCCTAATAGATATGTTCAACAAGAGTTCAAAACCAGTACGGTTTGAACCTATTCATTGACCATCTATCAGGTTGCCCACAACAGTGAGGCTGATAATGTTCCTGATCTTAAAAGAAGGTTGCCACTTGCGTAGGCTTCTTTGAAGATACCCTCATTATAGCTCTAATTTTGGACTTGACAAGGGGTTAATGCGCCCTTGCAATATAATCCGGCACGAGCAATCGGCTTTTCTCTTTGGGTATGTTGTCGCTGCTCACTTGGCTTTTGCGAATGTTCAAATGTAGACCATCCAACATGAACAAACATTCCATGTGATATGGACGACCCTTGACGTTTAAGGTGCCTTTGAACTCGCGCCATTGACCATCCTTGGGAACATCTTTCACTTTGGAATAGAGCGCCTTGAGGATTGATCTTTCAACAGGTGGAAATTCCCACCCACGCTTAACAGTCATTTTTCAACTCCGTGAATATAAGCTTTGGTGCAGACTTCACCGTTGTAAAGTCGAGTAAAAGCGGTATCAAGAATGGCTCGCCGCAGGTTACGCAAATGATCGTTAATACTTGTCTCACCATTTTTAGGTGCGGCAATTTCCTGTTGGACAAGGTTTAACATCTTCTCCACACATTCGTTATAGCCATTCTTGTGTTCGCTTGATTCCATATTATTTCCTATCAATATATTGTCGTAAGGTGTTTTGTATTTTATTAAAACATCCTGTAAACGCAATAACTGTTTTCTTTGATTCATCGTTGAATAAATCACAAATGACGGTACGCATTTCACCGTGGCACTCGTTAATCATTTCATCGTTGAGTATGTGAACGAAGTTGCCCACATCATCTAAGATTGATTGTTTGATCTTATCTAACTGTTTTTCAAGCTTGGCTAATGCTTCAACTGTTATCGAACTGAAATTGTAATCCATTACAATGTCTCCTTAGCAAAAATTAATTAACTGTTTTATTTGACTTATAACTTGCGGATGAAGTTTTAATAATTCTTCATTGAAGTTTTTCAATAGATGAATTGCTGTCGTTAAATCATCCCATTGATTTCGTTTATATCTTTCTTCGTAAGTCTTGTCATACATTGGAGCGCATACAGCATTAGTTTGACCTAACATTTCGTTTTCCTTATGTGAGAGTGTTTTACACCAGCAATTTTTTAAGCAGCCCATTAGCCCCTCTTAAATCTTTCTTCGCCGGTTTGTTTTGCCAGTTCAATATAACGATCACGGGCTTTGGCATCTTTAGGGTTTTTGTGATGCGCGAGTGCAGCTTCTTTCAAATCTTTTTCGCCATCATACTTTTGTGGTTTATCCGCACCCGCTTTGTCCATACCTGGGGCTTGGTTATTTAAAATCGAATCTCTGTGCTTCATTGCGTCTGACATAGCGTCTTTATCCTTAATGATTTTAGTTAATACCACTTCCCTTAAACGCTCTGGATAATTCTTGGCGACATAATCCGTGAGTATGTTTAAGTTTGCCTCTCCTAGCTCTTGCTTCGCTTGCTCGTATGAAGACAGTTGATAGTTGATTCTGTCTTGCATCTCTTTGGCGGTCTTCAAAAATTGATCTTGATTTAAGCCAGCATTGCGGGCAATCGCTTTGAGTTCTTGAATCTCGGTGTCACGCATGACAATTTCACTTGGCACCTCATAGTCTTCGGGTGGCTTCGTGTACTTGTCTAATTCCTTTTTGAGCGTGCTATTTTCTTCGTACACACGAGCAGAATTTTTGTAGGCTTCCTCTAGGTCTTCGACTGATTTGTATTTACCAGCATAGAGCTTGGGTTCACTCCCCGTCAGCGGGAGGGTGGAACTCGTAGAGGGGTCGGAGTGCGGGGTCTGTGGAGTTGCTGTTTCCGTTAAAGTTTCCGTTAATGACATCTTGGTTTCCTTCCAATAGATAGTTAAGTTTGTCAATCACCAGCTTTATTTGTCGCCACACTGAACGCCGACCCTCAGCTTTGCCATACTCTATCGGCTTACCTGATATGGGTTCTTCTAATACAATCGCGTCAAGCATGTTCTTCAAATAATTTCGCCCTAAGTCATCGGCACCAAACATCAAGTATGTGTCGAACTCATACTTGTCGATTTTCCCTTCTCTTAAAAGATTCGTTAGTTTATTGCTCATTAAAATTGTACCTGTGATTGTTCAGGGAAATTGACTTTACCCGCTGCGGTAGACGGTGCAGGAAGTGCCGCTGTTTGCGCTTGCTGTGCTGCCGCTTGGATGAATTTCTGTAACTGTTCTTCGGTCACAAATAGCTTGCTTGGCAAGTTGAGCTTGTCGGTCAAGAATTTGTTAGCGGTTGGCAAGTCAACTGTTGCCATTGCCGCACCTTGTCCAAAGAACTGTTGCTTGATTTGCAGATTCGTAATGAAGTGGTTCAGGTCATCTTGTTTCTGCAAGTCAAACAATGGTGATTGGAAGTCAAAACGGAATCGCTTAGTGTTGATTTGACCTATTGCGCGGTCTTTGGTAAGCAATCTTCGTTCAGCTAATATCTTCGCTGACACTTCATAGATTTGTTTTGGCAATTCATTAATCAATCGGCTGATGTCAGTGGCACTTGTTCGTTGTGCGCGGTTCTCACGAATGGAAACCTCAGTCGCAGAACGTACAGGCGTATTGACTTCGCCCAATGGGTCAACCTGAAACGCCGATCTAATCACGTCACGCAAGTCTTGGATGTGTGCCAGTACGTCTGGATAGACAGGCATTTGCAGCGCCTCAAGTGGATTGCGTCCACCTGCACGCCTTTGAATCATTGCGCCAGCCCATTGCCTAACCGAATAAGGATTAAAATAAGCATCACTATCGTAAAACATAGGAGGGTTAGCCTTAAATGCTTGGGCTTGTCGGTCATATTGCACAATACGGTTAAGGTCTTGGATTGTAGGAAGCATATCAATACCGATGCCGCGACCATCAGCTTCGCCAGGTCGGACGCGATCACGATAAATAATGATCTGATTGTAATTACGCTCTGTTTCCCAACAAGGCGTAAATGGGTCAATTTCAAGTGTAGCGTATAAATAAAACTTCTCCTCAGAGAGTTTAATTTGTCCATAAAGTACGATATAGATTTCATCAGGCGACCCCATCAAAGCTTGTAAACCGCGACCCCGATATTTTGGGAATGTTTCCATGACTTGTCGTCCAGTCATCTTGCATTGGTACCAGCAAGTGTTTAGGACATCATCTGTGCTATATTCAATATACAAGGCGACTGCGGGAATGCTTCGGAAGTACAAGGGGGTATTGTCGTCAATTGACTCCACCCAAACAGCGCCAGTTCCGCCAACAAGATCAAGATTAGAACTCGATACGATACGAGCCAGATTTGATTGATTAAGATAGAAAAGAACTCGTTCATTGACTTCATCCACCACAGGTTGTGCTTGTTCAATTGCCGCAGGTTCAAATAAATGCGGGTCTAATACCATCTTGCCCCATACCCTATCCTTGGGAAGTAACAGCGCGTGAAGATCGTTCGCCCGTTGATAGGCTGCAATCATGGCGGTGTTATCCCAAATCTGAACGGTTACGGGTTTGCCATCGTCACGATAGTTCCACTTAACGTTGAACGCGTCACGGTCTGGTATCACGTAGTAATAAAGATTTTTGTAGAGCGCAAGCCAGCGATCTTTGTATTGCTTCGACTCGTTAAACCTTGCATATAGTTTGTGAAAATCCATTTCACTTATTCCTTAACTGATCGTTGCTTGTTTGCCGATTGCCCCGTTTCGCGCCTGTCCAATTGCGGCTCTTAAGAAACTATCGCCCATAATGCCAAAGACATCGGGCGGCTTCCCATAAGCAGGTCGTGAGGGTTGCGCGGGTGGTTTGGCGTTCCAGTTTTGACCGCCTTGAGCTTTGATAATGTCGAGGCGTTGGGAATAAAGAGATTGGCGTTTTTCTTCCAATTCCTTTTCGTTCATGGCTATTTGCTGGTTGACAGCATCATTGCCAGGGTTTGTGTCTTCATCACTATCGAAAAAACCCATTTTAACGCCTCCATGCGTGTAAAATTTCGTAATTTGTTCGCTTATCATACTTTAACAACTTTCTATACAGGTGAATAGGGTCGTATGTGAACCCAATATTAACACCTGTCGCCATGCGGCAAATCTCATTGCATGACCTAACAAGCAATGGTCGCCACTTCATCTTAGGCGGTGTTTCCCTCCACACGCATATTGCAGCGATAAGGCTGTCCATTCTTTGAACATTCCTTATGATCGTCATGGGCTTTTTAGCTGGCACCACATGATGATCTATTCCGCTACTGGTCAACTCAAAAAGGATGTAGCCCCCGCCATTGTTGACCATGACATGACAGTGCATAAATTCTTTATTCGTGTTCCAGCGTGTCTGCTTCCCTTCCGCTTTGTTGTAAAACAGAAATATTGCTATCATCGTACTCCCCGACACATGGGCATTGCGTCATTGCCCAATTTCCTTTGCCAGTTACGTCACATACCATTTGACCCTCTTTCCAATATGGTCGCCCAAGGTGAATTGATTCCGTTTCAATCTCACCACTTCCTTTGCAGTCTTCGCAATTAGGGTCAGCTTTCACCTTGTGTTTCCAAATCTTCTAAAAATATTTCTAATCGTTTTTGTGATTCTTCATCTAAATCTTTAATCCCTGCAATTGATTGGGTTGCCCGTGTTATTAAATCCAACACATCATTTGAAGAATCACTTGCATCTTTTGAAAGTTTTTCAAAGATACTAATTAATTGACGTAAAATTGCGCGTTCGTGTAACACTTCGCAATAAGCGTCATAATGTTTTATTGATAAAACCTCATTAGCCAAACTTAATAAATGTTCTAATGATGTCCTGCCATACATCGGTGTACCGTCTTCACAAACTTGCATAGGTGCTGTTTGATCTAAATGAGCGAAAACTAAGACAGGGTCTATCTGATTAGTGATTTTTTTAGCTAAAAGCATAGCTGTAAATATTTCTTTATGAGGCGGGTAATAAAAATGTTCTGGCTCGATATACTCCCATGAGTCGCATGACTTCTCATCTAGTAAGATACATCCTAATACTTGTTGTTCAGACTCATACGAATGTGGCATCACTTTATTTGTCATTTACTTTTTCCTTTCCAATATTATCATTACTTTTTTGTCCCACTTCTGGATTGCCCGAATTTCCGGCTCTAAAGTCGCCTTGTCGATTAATGCCACTTCCACTTCCAGAAACTTGTTTGGTATCTGTTCCAGTTGTTCTATTAGCTTCTTTACTGTCATTGACATTCTTTGCAATTTCCTTTTGTGCGATCTCGTTTAACTGCTTGATATTGGCAAGCCCCATAGCTTCCGCGTTCCTTTCGGCGCGTTGAGCATCAGATTCATATTGACGGACTGTGCGTGGTTCGAGATTTAATCTCATCCACTTATCCATGCTGTGAACCTTATCAAGTAAGTATTGAAGCATTTGCAAACACTGTTGCATCTCAGAGATTTTCGGAGCATCAAAGACTTTCATTTGACGTTCACCGCCCATACCAAAATCTTCTTTGTGTTGCTTGTGAGCCTCTGCAATCTTTTGGTGAATCGTCATTACTTCGCCTTCAATCGCCATATTCTGTTAGCTCCATTAATCGTAAAATATCTAAATAAAAACCATGAGCCTCAACATAATTATTAAATTCCGAAACATGGCTTGAGTCACCTAAATCAATTTCAATATTCCATTTGCAATTTTTATCTGTAACTTCTGCTTGGTTTTTAGGTGCCATCCAAACTGCTTTAATCGCATTTATAGCTATATGCCTTTCGGAGCCATCACCCTGCGGAAATGGAAAACTAAGTACCATCATTTATCAATTCTCCGTCACCATGTTATTGCGGGCTACTTCGCGACCTTTGATCTTTTTAACCATTTTCTTTTTGGCTTCCTTAATCACTTTCTTAACTGGTTTCTTGACTTTCTTTTTCATGGTATTTCCTCTGCATAAAATTCATCATCAATGTAGTCGCCTTCGGTAATGCCATGTTTGCGGCACACCTTGTCTTGCACTTTCTCAACTGCTTTGTCTTCGTCTGGCGCGTCTACAACCTCAACGAAGTGAACATCACACCTGATGCGACCTTCGACACGCCATCTCATTAATACAATCCGCCTTCGGTTGTGACCTTAGAACGTAATGTGCCCGCAGTCTTCTTGACTTTCTTCTTGTCAAGTTTAGGTTCTTTCTTCTCGTACTTGTCGAGCTTCTCGCCTTTCTGAGCCGCTATGCGTTTCTTCATAGACTTTGATTTAGCTTTCATGTGACACCTCAAGGACTTTAATAATCGCCGCATATTGGGCGCAAGCTTCCTCGTCTGTATCGTATTGAACGTTGATTGCGTTCATTGCCAACATGACAGAGATAACAGGCTTTGTGTCAACTTCGGTTCCATCAGCTAACTTTGTCTTGCCGCTCTTGTGAATGTTCACAGCTTGAATGGCTCTAACGAAGATTAAAATATCGTCTTTCAGTCTAATAAATTGCATAACATTTCCTTATGGTTGGTTAAAGTTACTTTTTGCCTTTGTGGAGTTTCTTAAGAGTTTCCGCCATACGTGCTTGACGTGCGGTTGTGGGATTCTTGGAGTGTTCGGCTTTCTTGAGTTTGGCTGCCGGTATCGGCTTGCCTTTCTTTGCGCCTAGCTTCTTGCGTAGTGCGCCTTTGTGCTTCGGGTTGATAGCATCACTTATCCATTTCTTGACCATTAGCCTTGACCTCCGTGTTCAAGTTAATATCCATTTTGCCAACGCTATCAAGTTTACCTTCAAGCGTGGAAATTTTCTCTATCAATATCAATTGATTTTTAATCTCTGCGTCTTTCTGAACGATGGCTGCAAGTTTGCTTGCTTCATCGGGTGTCAAGTCGCCGCTATCAACGTACTGTAGCAAGTTCTTTGTTGTTTGCTCAACTGTTGCCCCATGAATTGCTAGTGGCTCAATGATGGTTTTAAGTGGTAAGCCACGTTCTAGCAAAAACTTCATAATCACAGCGTCACCATTCTTTGCCATGTCAACTGCTTTGATTACGAGCGCGGGAAGTTCGGGGAGAACATATTCTCTGAATAGTTTTTGCTTGGAGCCAGAGCCTTTAGGTCGTCCGGCTGGATTACCGATTTGCCCTTTTTTAAAAGCCATAATTTGTACAATCCTCATATTTATTCATAGATAATAACTGCCGCCCCCTATGAACTCACTCAATCCTTGAGCGATTAATCAACATTATGCCTCTCAATATCATTTCATGCAAAAAGTCAATAATGGGGTGGTTTTTGGGGTAGTTCTTGGGGTGGTTATAAATATATAACATTTGGTTGTTGACACTAACGATTGGTTACGTTATGATAACATCTTGTTATAAACAACCAGCGAGAGTTAAACCAATGAAAAGACGTAGCAAATTTACAATTATTGAAGACGTTGTAACAAATCAACAATGCACTAAAATATCTATGCTTGTTGGAACGAAACGCAGAACCATATTACTTGATTATCAAACAGCCAGTTTATTGCTAAAGCTATTCAATAACGCGCCAGTTGAGAACAAGACAAAGTTGGAGGCGTTGGGCTGGGATAGATTGTGCAACATGGCTTGGTCACTAACAAAGGCGAACGCGTAATGAAAAAAGATACTACCAGCGAGCAATTAATTAAGTACCTCAATCACGTTGAGGAATCATTCAAGCGATTAGAAACAATTATCCGTCTTATTGAAAAGAAGATGGATTTTTTTGCGGATTGCTTTATAACCCATTTACAAGACCACCAAACAGGTAATCACACTAAATGGGATTTACCAGAACTTAAAAAAGAGGTGAATAATGATGGCACACACAACATTTGATACCCTAGCTTATGCAAACAAGCTGAAAGCTGCGGGCGCTGATTCTAGGCTCGCAGAGGTTCAGGCGGAAGCTACAGCGGAAATAATAGGGGGTCTAATGGATAACCAACTAGCTACAAAACAGGATTTACTTGCGTTAGAAATGAAATTAAGTGGGCTTTATCTCAAAATGACGGTAGGAAGCGTCAGCATTTTAATAGCATTACAAACGCTTCTTCACTTCGTTAAATAGAAAAGGGGTGAAGGAGACAACACCCCTTCACCTAGATTTTCTCGCCTACCTCAGTGTGTCCGTGAACAACTTTCTGTACATCACCCAAAGTATTGTAGGACGGTGCTTTCGAGTGAACCGATTTACCCTTACCGCAGCCTAGACCGCCTTGGGTTAATTCTACTGCCCCACCGTTGCCTTGATAGCCTTCGCCATTACCGCGAACTTGAGAGCCATAACGTTTTTTGTCAGCTTCCATGATTATAACCCCTTATCAACGAAGAACGGTTTAGAGTCAGCACTGTAACGCTGGGAAACCCTACGCATTACATTACCGTGAAATTGTCTGATACCTTTAATCGCTGAATCGTGTTCCTCTTTAGCGACTTTGGCACTTTCCTTGCGTGTCGTTTCCTCTTTTTCAAGACGAAGACGTTTAACTTCTTGGTCAATAGCTAATTGTTCGGCTTTGACTGCTTCTTCCTTCTCGAACTGCTCACGCGCTTTGCGCTTGATCTCGTCCGAATTTAACATTTCCTTATCCTTGGACATTGTTATTCTCCGTGTCGTAAGTGACTACAATATGCAAATCAATTTTAGCTGGCGCCCTGGCAAATAACAATGTCTTAATCATATCCCCGTGATCGCACTCAAGCTTGGCGAGTTTATCTTCACTTTCTGGGTCAGTGGATATTTTCTTGATTATGTCATCGAGATTTTTAGGGTCAGCATTAAAAGTGCTGGCAACCAGCCCTGTCACAATGCCAGCGGCAGGTGAGCCGATAGCAGTAGCCAAGGCAGGTGCAGCCCGTAAAAGATATGGTACTAACGCGTGCCAGTTAATATTCATAGCTCTCCCTTTTCCATAAGGTAAGCCAACCGCTCCCTGCGATTGGGTGCTAACTCAGAGTTTAAAATCTCTTTGCTAGCGTTTTCAAAGTCATTCACCTGTAGTGCTGCAACCATATGACGAAAAGCCATTAAGCCTTGAACACCACAATTGAACGCGATATTGAGCAAGACAATCTTTCGAGTGTCGTTTAATTGGGCATAAATTGGAAGTGCTGCGTTAAGTTCTGTTTCAATGGCTGATAATTTCCAGTCTAGCCATAAATCAGCAATCGGGCGTGGCAAACCGTCAGATTCGAGATTAAAACCATAACCGATAGTTAATAAACCTTTGGTGTCGTGGTAGGGAAATTGGCGGAAACCTTCATCTTGCTCTATCAACTTGTTCAATTTGTCCACTGAGTCGGGCGCAAGTGCTAACATTTTCACCTTCCATTGGCGTATGATTTAAAAACATCGTATCACAAAATATTTCACATTCCGCACATTCATAGTATGAAACCCCTTCATTTGCGTCAACCCGATTCACTGGCGAACGATGGCAACGACTCACAATCATCAAAACTATCATCCTTAAATTTTTCAATGGGTATCCATTCACCCAAGTAATCCAATGTGATCTTTTTTGCTTCTTCACAGCCATTAGCTCTGACACAAAGAAAACCACGTTCATTCAATCTCGCTGCCCACCACTTCTGAATTGGTTTTAAAGTGCCACCCTTAATCCGTTTAAGCTCAATTAGAAGCCCGTGGTAAGACGATCTCCCCTCAAAGATGGTTACATCAGGGTAGCCAGCTTTAACGCCCATCAGCTTCAATGTACGCCCTGTACGCTTATCTCGAAGCTCTCCGTTAGCCGAGGCGGTATAAAGTACCCCAATTTTGTCCAACCATGCAGTAAATTTCATTTGCTCATACTTCTCGGTTGGTATCTGTTCCGTTAACTTGAACGCCTTTATCGACTTCGCTCTCATTAGCTTCGCCCTCCGTGGCAAAAAGTTGTTTGAGTGCAGCAAAATATTTGGTGCGGTATTTCTTGGAACGCTGACAAAATTCTATTTCATCATTGCCCCGATATTTCTGGGCTCGCCATGAGCCAAGATTTTTTCGCATTTAACTTCCTCCGTGAAGTCTTTGATTTTAATTTTCTGAGCCTCGAACGCGTCTTCCATATCCTCCTTTGTGAAAGAAGCGATCATGTGGCAATGGTAAATAACGTCTTTGTCTGGGAAATAGGTTTTAGCTTGGCGCTTGAGTGCAGCCAGCATGTGCCCGATGTGGAAAGCAAGGTTAGGTGTCCATGCTATATCGGCGTAAAAGAATCGTTTAATCAATAATGCTGCTTGCTCACCTGCCGTTTGTTCCTGGCTCGTTGTTGCCATTTCGCACTCCTTGTGCTTCCTGTTCTAAGCGTCTTTCGTAATCAGCTTTGATTTGTTTGAACGTTCTATATTCAATAACAGGCACTTCATAGGGCTCATCAACGCGTGGCGCTGGTTTTGGCGGTTCTGTCGGTTTGAACCATTGTACCGTTGATCTAACCTCATCCTTGGGCTTAGAAAAACTTCCGTTCCCTTTTCGATCTATGTATTTTTTCTCATCCTTACACCAACGTTGAAATTCATATTGCGTCTTCTCACGTTTATGTCTATTCAAAAAACTATCAATTACAGTGGCTAGATTTAAGCCCAGATCTTTAACAAGAAAAAGGCTTTCTTCATCAGGTTCAAAAATCGGAGAGAGAGCGCTCTCTCTCTCTGTTTTATTATTTCTTTTACAAGCTTCTCTTACTACCGGCTCATGGTGAGCCCAGATTTCAGGATTCTGGGCTCGTGGTGAGCCCAGCGCTGGGCTCATGGTGAG